TGAGGACGTGGACGGCCTCATGCAGGTTGGCGAACCGGACGTGTTGGGGCAGTTGGTCGGGTACGCCGGATATGGCGCGTTCCTGAATACCAACCCCGACGCATTCACGGTGTTTACCCCGCCGGTGGTCGGGCCGTAGCCGTGAGCACACCTAGCCCATTGCCGATTCCCGAACCGGCGCCGCCCACGTTGGATTTGGCCACGGTCCGCACCTATCTAAAGGTGCCCGCCACCGCCCTATCCGACGAGGATTTACAGCGCATGATTTCGGCGTGCAGTACCGACCAATGGGCTAGGTGTGTGTGGGACCCGGCCGACTATCCCGACGCCCTGGCCATGGGCCTATTGCGTCGGGTGCAACGGGAAGTAGCGGCCCGGAACCTGCCCCTCGGCATGGTCGGATTGGACGCGGCCGAATACGGCCCCTCGGCCCTGCCGAACCTGGACGCCTTGGTGTCCGAACATGAAAAGGCCTACCGGCGGCAGGTGTTGGCGTGAGTCTCGCCCGGCCATTTGCGGCCACCGAAACCAACGACCGGCCCGCCACCACCCGGGCCGCCATTGTGGCCGCCCTCGGGGCCATTGTGGGCCTCACGGCCTATTCCTCGGCCCCCGACCAAGCCACCGCCGGGGCCGCGTGGCCGAGGTGGATTCAGACCACGTACGACGGCCCTTTGTGCACCCTGGCAAAGGACCAATACGACGTGTTGGTAACCCTGCCCGGGGATTACGCCCCGGCCACCGTGGACGACGGGGATTCCTACCGGGACACGGTGGGGTTGGCCCTCGTCCGACTCGGCCGGGTGGTGTTTGCCGAACCGGTGTCCATTGCATTTGCCGACCGACAAACCATGCCCGGTTTGCGGTTCCGATTAGAGATTAGTTAGGGGCCGAATATGAGCGTTACACCTCCCGAACCGGACGTGTTCCCCCTTGGCCCGGGGACCCTTTCCATTGGCCAAACCGGAACACCCATTGACGTGTCCTGCCTCGTCAATAACGCCGTCATTTCGGCGGATAAGGACGAGGGCGACTCCACCACCAAGTTGTGCGGGACCGTGCGCCCCGGCGCCGTGTCCTATACCTATTCCCTCGGCGGGAACATGGATACGGACGTGGCCGACGCGGCCGGATTCTTTGCCCTGTCACAGGACCACGCGGGCGAACAAATGGATTTCACATTCGAACCGAACACGGACGCGGGCACCACCGCCACCGGCAAACTCGTGGTGGACCCCCTCGATTTCGGCGGGGACACCACCGGCGAAACCATGGTGTCTGACTTCGAATTCTCGATTGTCGGAAAGCCCACCTACGCCTACGGCGGCGGCGCGGCGGTCATGGCCGAGGATGAGGTGGCGTGACCGCCCAAACCACGGAGGTTATCGGGGCCGACGAATTAGACCGGTCCCTATCCGCCGTGGCCGACGATTTGGGGAATATGGGGGCCGCAGGAGATAGGGCCGCGCAGACCATTAGGACCCGCGCCCAATCTCTCGCCCCCGTGGACACCGGCGCCCTGGCCCGGTCGATTAGGGCCGACGCGGCCGACACCGAAATAACGGTGGGAACCGATATCCGGTACGGCCGATTTCAGGAATACGGAACCGTCAACACCCCCGCGTCCCCCTATCTGCGGCCCGCCTTGGAGGCGTCCACCCACCAAGTGGTGGAGGCGTACACCGCAGAAATCGAGAACAAACTAGAGAAAGTGCACGGTGCGTAATGGCCACAGAGGTGCGGCTAGTGGCCCCGCATATCCGGGTAATCCGGGACGGGACCGAACCGCTAGAGGTGCAATCCGATAATCGGGATTTGGTGGCGTGGGAATCCACGCGGATTAGGCACAAATGGCCCAAGTTTGATGAGGCGCCGTTTAAGTGGCTGACGTTTATTTCGTGGTCGGCCGCCCGTAGGCAGGGCCTCATTAACGGGGTTACGTATGAGGCGTGGGAATCGTCGGTGTTGTCCGTGACCGACACCCGGGCCGACGAAATGGCCGAGGACGAATTAGGCCGCCCTACCCCGCCGGTTCCCGAAACCGATTAATCGTCCAAATCGCAATAGCCACCCAAACGGCATACGTCGATTGGTTGGACGTTTCGGACGAGGTTTTGGCAACCGTAATTGACGAATTAGACCGGCAATCCCGGGAGGTGAAACGTCGTGGCCGCCACCGCTGAATTAGTTGTGCGGGTCCTGACGGACACCGAAAAGGCACAGTCCGGGATAAAGAAATACGCCGACTCGTTTAAGTCTGTGAAGGGCGCCGTTAAAGCGGCGGCCGTGCCCGCCGCCGCCGCCCTCGTGGCCCTCGGCGCCGCCGCTATCTCGGCCGGGAACGCGGCGGCCGATGACGCCCAAGCGGCGGCCGTCCTGGCCCAAGGCCTCAAAAATTCGACCGGCGCCACCCAAGCCCAAATCGACGCCACCGAGGAATATATCGACAAAATGGCCAAGGCTACGGGCGTGGCCGATGACCAATTGCGGCCCGCTATGGCGGCCCTGGCCCGGGGTTCCGGGGACGTGGAAACCGCCCAAAAGGACCTGGCCATTGCCCTGGACACCTCCGTTGCCACCGGCAAGGACGTGCAATCCATTTCCGAGGCAATCGCCAAGGCCTACGGCGGAAACACGGCGTCCCTAAAGAAACTCGTGCCGACCCTGGACGAGGCCACCTTGGCCTCGGGGGACATGAATAAAATCATGGCCGATTTGGCCAAGCAAACCGGCGGTTCGGCCGCCGCCGCCGCAGATACGGCCGCCGGGAAAATGGCCCGCATGAAAGTGGCCATGGGGGAGGCACAGGAAGAAATCGGGGCGGCCCTATTGCCCGCTATGGCCAAATTGGCAACCGTCCTAGCCACCGTGGCCGGATTCATTCAGAAACACCCGCGCCTATTCATGGCCTTTGCTATTGCGGTGGGGGTCCTGGCCGCCGCAATCATGGTTGCCAATGTCGCAATGACCATTGCGGCCATTGCGGAGGCGGCCATGTTGTGGCCGATTCTGCTAATCGTGGCCGCCGTGGCCGCCCTTATCGTGGTTATCGTCCTCGTGGTTAAGCATTTCGACGCGATTAAAAAGGTCGGCGTGGCCGCGTGGAATGCCATTAAGGCCGCCGCCGTGACCGTGTGGAACGCTATTAAGCGTGTCGTGGTCGCAGCCTTTTCGGCAATCAAAACCACCATTTCGGGCGCCCTGGCGTGGATTAGGTCCCATTGGCAAACCATTCTTGCCATTCTGTCCGGCCCGATTGGCCTAGCGGTCCTGGCGATTGCCAAGAATTGGCAGAGGATTAAGGACGGTTTCCAAGGGGTTAAGGACCGCGTTTCGACCATTGCCGGGACCCTTAAAGACATAATCACCAAGCCATTTGACGCGGCCAAAAGCGCAATTGACAAAGTGGTGTCGGCCGCCCGGTCCCTTATCCATTGGATTGGCCAGATTGTGAAGCCGGTCGATTTGGCGGCCCCGTTTAATGCGGCCAAATCCGCTATCGACACCCTTATTGGCGGGGTGCGGTCCCTCATTTCATGGCTAGGCAAAATCAAAATCCCGAGTTTAGGGAAATTGGGCGGCGTGATTTCCCGTGTAACCGGACGGTCCGCCGCATCCGCCACCGCCGCGCGGGCCGTGTCCGGGGTTGCGGACACTCGGGGCCTAGCCGCGCCTGCCCCGGGTGTCCGCGCCGCCCCGGTCGGGGCCGTCGTGATTAACGTGACCGGCGCCCTGGACCCCGAGGCCGTGGCCCGGCAGATTAACCGGATTCTGACCGGCCACAACCGTCGGATTGGCTTGGTGCGGTCATGATCGGCACGCCCCGGGTGGTCCTCTACCCGGACCCGACCACGCCGGTGTATGGCAACCCGGTCAATTCCAACCCGGGCATGGACACCAACCTTGCCGGGTGGATTGCCGGGATTAACTCCACCGCGTGGGTATGGGGCGCCCCCGGTTTGGCCGTGTCCCAATTGCCCCATGCGTCCTCGGCCGGGCTATTCCGGGACGCGGCGGCCCCGATTGCCCGGGACCCGGCGGCCACCGCCTATCGGGTGCGCGCCCGGACCACCGTGGACGGCCCCATGTGGATTATCCCGGGAATGTATTTCGGGACCACGCCCCTGGCCGCGCAAACCGGGCCGTT